GGCCAGTTTGGGAACATCCACACCAACACAATCGAAGGCTTTTGGGCCATCGTTAAACGGGCCGTGTACGGGCAATTCCACCATGTCAGCAAAAAGTATCTGCCGCTTTACATGAACGAATTGACATATCGGTATAACAATCGCGGAAACAACAATGTTTTGGAGGATTTACTATGCCTAGCGATAAAGCCCTAAAGCGTATAATTCCGAATTTTTGATGGTATCCACTGGGGTGTTGGTTTCTTTGGCAAGCCGGGCGCGTGACCAATTTAAAACCTTGCGCACGTAACGCAGATATTTTCCGCATATTTTCATCCCCATAGCTCCGCATAATCAAATCGCTTGCCCAGCGCATGGCGTATGCTGATTTGCTCACCATCAAATTCCATAACCTTGTCGTCAAAAACATGGGCGTATTTATCAATGTTAATTTTACCCTCCAGCCAGCGCATGCCCTTGTAAGTCAGCGACCACATGCCGCTGCTGCGCTTTTCCTCGCTGGGGTCAGCTTCTTTGGCCTCTGCCAGCCCCCAGTGTTTCACAATGCAGAAATCTCGACCGCTTGTGTGGCTGCCCGGCCTAAACGCTTCAATATGCACCCAACCATCGGGGTGCCCATTCAATTCAACGCTTTTTTTGTAAAGGTTAATCAGCATCCTTGCCAGTGTGCTATGAATGCTCATGCGCCATACGTTTGCTGGCCGCTTGCAGCACGGGCATCTTAAATTCGGCTTGCGATTTTTGAGATCGCGCTCAAAGCTCTGTTGCTGAATACCTTCAAAAAGTGACATTTGCGCGGTCATAATTCCCCCATAAGTTTTTCAATAAGATTAATCCGTTCACCGATGTATCGCATCACTGGCACTGGCATTGAATTGCCGATCGCCTTGTATCGAGCGCCATCGGGTGTTTTTTCCGAGATACGGGTATAATTGTCCGGGAAGCCCTGCAGGCGTTCGCATTCAATCGGCATCAGCCTGCGAACGCGCATTTTTGCATCCATCACGCCTTCATGGCGACCGCCATTCCCGCCCCTCTGGATAGTTCCAGCAAGGTCTACGTGGGCATTTAATTGTTCAGACCATCCAATGGTGCAAACCGCAGCGGTGGCGTTATGCTGCGCTCCTATCGCATGACAGATATCGTTTGATGATATCGGGTCTTGTGTTGGGTGAAATGCAAACGGCACAAGCGGTGTTCCGCGCCCTGTCCCATCCTCACTGGCATCAAATCCATCGCCACGCAGGGTGTGGGTTATCAGGTTTTCTGATCCTCCACCAATATCCCCGCCATTGGCTCTTAAGGTTCCGACCCCTTCGCTGTATCCTCCAATGCTTGACGGAGTAAAGCAGGCAGTGTCTTTTTGCGTTTCTCTGCGCGGCGCAGGATTCCACGACATGCTCTGGCTGTCAAAAAGTACTGCGGCGGGAGGTCGCCAGTCACCAAGATATCCGACAACGAACACACGGCGGCGGCGCTGTGCCAATCCGAAATATTGAGCGTCAAAAACCCTGTAGGCGAACCCATACCCGCACTCTGCCAGCCCCGCGAGGAAGGTTCCAAAACTGCCCCCCCCTCCTTTAGCTGACAGGACTCCGGGGACGTTTTCCCAGACCAACCACTTTGGCCGCAGGCGCTGAGTAAGTTTAACAAACTCAAGTGTGAGATTGCCTCGCTCGTCAGCAAAGCCTTTTCTAAGCCCAGCGACACTGAAGGCTTGGCACGGTGTTCCACCGACAAGAAGGTTAATTGGTTCATAGTCGTTTTCCTTTATCGTTGTAAAATCGCCATGGCATGGCACGTCTTTGTAGTGGTGCTTAAGCACTGCGCGCGGAAATTTTTCAATCTCACTGAAAAACGAAGGATTCCAACCCAGCGGATGCCATGCGACTGTTGCGGCCTCAATACCTGAGCAAATGCTGCCGTAAATCATCATTAGCCCCCATTTTCAAGTTTATGGGCTTGTCGCAATATTTCATTCCTATATTCAGGTGTTGTGTATCCGAAAGTGCTAATATTAGCAGCCATTCTCATTCCCTTGATGATGCCAAAATTTTCAGATTGCATCACAAGTTTTGCCTCTGCTTCCAGCCGCAGCTCGTGCTCTTTTTCGGCACGCTCTTTCCATGCTTTTAAATCATGCTTTAACTGCTGTATTTCTTTATGATATTCAGCAATCTCTGGCTCATAAATAATCCGCTTAAAGTCTGATAACTCGGTCATTCGCATCCCCTTCCAAGGCCTGTTTTTGGATCAGTATCGGCGGTGAATTTTTCCCAATGCACCCACCCTTGTGGGCAGTGAAATCCCCACTGTCTCACCCGCGGCCCGGTAATAAAAATGGTAGTTACTGGCACGTTTTCAGTTTTGCCACGTTCATTCGTATCACAGCGCATTAATTGAATTCGATGAGCTGATTTTGCACTTCGTAAATAAACAAAACCCTCTTGTCGCAGATTAGGTATGCATCGGTTTCCCCAAACATCCAACTTGAATGGCACCCATTCAAAATAATCGCCATCTAACAACACCGATGCATTCCACCATGGATGGTCATGTAGCGCCCGGTCATCATCGCTGCGCAGGAACCTGTGAAGGTAGATATTGAACCAGCGGTTGCGCGGGATGATATGCCAGCGCTTGAGGTATGGCCTATCCTCGCCACCGATCACAACATCGGGCGGTGATTGCATCCTCTTGTTTGCCCAGCTCAGAAGCGTTTTGCGGATAAAATTTGGGATTTTCATTTTTTAACAATCCTTTAAAAATTATATTGCCAATCACAATATAACGAACCTTTTGGTATAAATAACCCAGCTCTGATTAGGTAAATTTCGCTATTAAAATACTTACAGCCCCAAGCTATTTTTTGTGAATTAATAACAAGCCATCCAGTAGAAAATGCTACAAATAAACAACCAATTATTAATCCTGTTATATAATTTTTCATGGCCTAACCCCGCAAATATCAAAGACACTTGTTTTGCTGTGTAGGTGCTGGCCGTTTATATAAAAGCCAACTGGCTTTTCATGGTCATCAAGCCAGAGGTTGCAGCGCACTGAGGTTTGCCACTGTATCCCTTTCACCTTTGAAAGGCCGCCATTTGCAAACAGCACCGAATTGCCTATAGCAATGTTTTTAAGGATAGGTTTTTCTGAATGCTTTTTCAGGGGCGGCCACTTAGCATGCACCTTGGCTGTAGTTTCTTTTTTCATTGTGTTAAGCTCCTTTTAATTGATATTATTTTTAAAACTTTATTCAGCAAACTCCAGTTTTTTCACGCATTTATGGCCACCCATCACCTGAACAAGAACCCCTCCAGCTTTTTCACATTTCATCTGATCGCGCACAAATAAAGCCATAAAAACAATGGCTATTACTATTATTATTAAACATCCACGTTCTTCCTCTGGGTCAAAATTTTTCATTGTCATTTTTCAATCCTTTTTTGTTATCATGTTGCGCTGGTTGATGACTCCTCCAGCTAAGTGGGCGGGCGGCATGCTTTTTGCGGGGCATGCCGCTTCCCTATTTGTCATTGCGTATGTCGTGGCGTGTCTCCTCTCTGGCTATGCGGTGCCCTTCAATGATTTCGGCTGCATCCTCGTCCAGCATCTCTTGAAAGTATGCCCCTACCGACTGGATGTATTCCATGCCGATTTTGCTGTTTTTAGGTATTTTGTGTGGTGCCCATGAAACAAAAACCCGGCTGGCATCGATAGCAATTCCACCGATCCGTGCCTCATCAAAAATCGGGCGACCGCCCTCAATCACATAGTCCACATCGACTGGGATATCGCCCGGCAGATGATATTCTTGTGTACCTGACTCCATGGTGTGCTCCTATGCGGTTGCGGGTTCAGCTTGTAATCGGTATTCGAATTGGTCGTTTATCTCGTTCACCACATCGGCCAGCAGCGCCTGCCCCAGTAGGCTCTGATAGACCCTATGATCCACGTTTTTGAGCTCGCGCAGCGCAGTGTGGGCTTTTTTAAGGTTGTCATCGCTTGCATTCTGGATTAGTGCGATTAATGCGTTGGCAACATCATGCCTGCATTGAATGGATGCGGTTTCTTTGTTCATTTGATAGACACCAATCTTTTTGCTGGAAGTGGAACGATAAGGCCTCGTCAGTTTACATTTTGGGGATTGAAGCTGGCCGTTTTTGGTTTTGGTGCCATGTCCAATCGTTCAACTATCGGGGTCAGCTTATATCCTTCTGGAAGGACGCACATGCCGTTTTTGACAGCTCTTAATTCTGCGTGAGTGTGTACGTCATCAATCAGCAGTACAGCGTTGCCTAGAATAAACAGGGTAAACACTAGTTTGGTATAAAACTTACTCATGCTGCACCGCCTGTGGCTTTTGCTAGAGCTGCAATGCGCATATTCTTGCAATCCGCACCATTTCTATCAACCAGCAGGTCAGTCCATTTTTCGGTAAACTCGGCGCGTGAAAGCGTTGCGCCATCATGCTCAACCTGCAGGGCATTCACCAAATCTTCATGGGCATTGACGCAGCGCACAAAAATCTCTGCATATTCAGCCTGTTGCTTTGACGTGGTTTGACCGTGACCGCTGTAATTTTTAAAAATAATTACGTGGTCTGAAGCTCTGCGGATGTCCCCGCAGCTATCTGTATAAAATTTGTTCATTTTCCGTTCCACCTTCTAATGTATTGAATAAAAGCTATTAAGCTGCGCATGGGTTCGTCACTTCCTTTTGGGTTGGACTGGTATGTAGTGTGGGTCGCCATCATCCTGCATGGTCAGCTCCTTTCCAGAAATCTTCAGAGTCCTTGTAATCAAAAATGTAAAATGAAACTTTGGCACCCATCGCTCCTTTGCGTTTGACGATAGCAAAGGTATCCTCTGTGTTGATGTTGCTTGAGCGATACGTCAGCTGGGTTTGCCCGTTTGCTTTTGCGTATGCATCAATCAGATCTATGGCTTCTTTGATGTTTTCAGCGCGGCAGAATGGTCGGGCGATGCGCTGGTGGGGCATTTTGGCTACAATGGTCAGGGTCATGGCGTTTTTCCTATTTTAATTATTCAAGTCTTTCAGCGGCTTCCCAGCAATCAATAAATGCTTTCAGATATGCATATTGACGAGGTGTTAAATCTTCCCTGCCTATCAAGTCTGATGCGCTTGCATGCGGTAGGTTTTGGCTGGCGCACCAGTTTTTAAATGCTTCGCTGAGTTCTTCTAGGGTTGTTGGCTTCATGGTTTTTCCCCTTAGGCTGCTGTTTTGCGCAGTGTGTCTTGGAATGCGCAGGCCGTTGCGATGTCCTGAATAATCAGGTCGTGGGCTAGGCGGTCTGGGTAGGATTGAATGTCGCCTGTTGGCATCTCAACCGCTACCTTGGCTCTGCAGCCCAATCCTGTTTGGACGATAACCGCAACCCGTTCATTGGTGCCTGCTATCAAAATCTCGCCTTCGTTTTCGTTGTCGCCTTCGGTGATGCGTTGGATTTTAATTCCCTTGGCTTCGAGCTTCTTTGCGTAGGTTGCTGCTTTCATCGTGTTTCTCCGTGTTGCGGTGTTTTGTCGATGCCCAAGTTATAGGGGGCTATTGACCCCATTGCAAGCAAATAATGCATCCCAGAACGTCAAAAAGTCAGGCTATTGATATGATTGCGTAATATGGCGATTTGTGGCATCTTGGGATGCGTAATCCCACCCGCACTGGAGTCTAAAATGGCAGAATTAAAGATTAAATGGACTGAAAAAACGGCAAAATTGACCGATTTGAAGCCATATGAACGCAACCCGCGCAGCATCACAAAGGCTGCGTTTAATAAGCTGAAATCCGCGATTGAAGATTTGGGCTATCACCAGCGGATTATCGTGCAGCCTGATTTGCGGGTTATCGGTGGTCATCAGCGTATTCGCGCCTTGCATGAGCTTGGTATTGAGGAGGTGACCATTCTCATTCCCAGCCGCGAGCTCACCACCGAGGAATTCCGCAGATTGCTTGTGCAGGATAATTTGGCCTTTGGCGACTTTGATATGGAAATCCTCGCCAATGACTTTGACAAAGAAGAATTGCTGGACTGGGGCATGCCGCCTGCGATGATTGACGCATTACCGAATTCGGTAGAGGAAGGCCTCACCGATCCTGACGATGCCCCCCCCCTCGAAGCCACGGTTATTGCCCAAGAGGGAGATGTATTCGTGCTGGGTGACCATCGCATCATTTGCGGGGATTGCACCAGCGCGGACGTGGTGCAGCGTGTTATGGGTAAGGCGAAGCCTTCGCTTATGGTTACCGACCCACCCTATGGCGTGGAATACGACCCTTCATGGCGTGAAAAGGCAGGCGTTGGCGGCACTGGCACGGCCAAGGGCAAGGTTTTAAACGATGACCGCGCAGACTGGAGCGAAGCGTGGGCTTTGTTCCCCGGCAACGTGGCTTATGTCTGGCATGGTGCGCTGCATTGCCCTGTGGTGGCGCAAAGCCTTGAAAGATGCGGTTTTAAAGTCCGGGCGCAGATTATCTGGGTAAAAACCAGAGCTGCCCTTTCTCGTGGGCATTATCACTGGCATCACGAGCCTGCCTTGTATGCCCAGAAGCCTGACACGGATGATGGATGGCGTTTTGGTGACGACCATGAGGTGGCTGCCTATACCGTGCGTGAGGGAGCCGCTAATGCAAAATGGCGGGGTGGCAGGAAGCAGACGACCGTCTGGTTTATTGACCACATGAAAAACGACACAGGCCACGGAACCCAAAAGCCTGTCATGTGCATGCAGCGCCCGATTGAGAACAATTCAGCCAAAGGCGATTTTGTGTACGACCCATTCCTTGGCTCTGGCTCCACCCTTATCGCTGCCCAAATGACAGGCCGTAAATGTATCGGCAGCGAATTAAACCCAGCGTACATGGATGTCATCATCCGGCGCTGGCAAAACTTCACGGGTCAAAAGGCTATTCTTGAAGCCACTGGCCAGACCTTTGAAGACCTTGAGACGGGCGGTCGTACTGCGAAGCCTGAGGCCGCAAGTAAAACGAAGGCTAATAATATCAAAAAGCCATCAAATAAGAAAAAATAGCTAATTCAATAGATTAAGTGAGGTTTGCCATGGTGCAGGGTGTTGAAATCAAAAGCGAGGAAAGAGAAGAAATTTGCCAGAAAATCATTGAGGGGTTATCGGGCGGCATGGGTGAGACGCTGTATGGCGTGGTGCAAAAAATGAAGCGGGTCAGTATTTCGGAGGTGTACCGATGGCGTAAAGAAGACCCTGAGTTTGACAAGGCCATCGATGCCGCCCGGCGGCTTGGCACCGAGAGCATGATTGATTTGGCTGAAAGCAAACTGTTTAAGAACATTCACGATGGCGATATGAAATCGGTTAGGTTCTTTCTGGAGCGAAAGGGCAAAATCCGAGGCTATGCCGCGCGCACTGAATTGACAGGCGCGGATGGCGCTGCTTTGCCAACGGGCGTGGATAAAGACCGCAAGCTCACCCCTCAGGAGGAGCTGGACGCTGCCCTTGAAATCATGCAACGCCAGCCTGAGTAGCACAAATGGCCGCATGGTCACCTGATTATGCCAGCGAGTTATACCGCAGGCGCATGAACGCCATTAAGGCGATTGAAAAGCCGCACCTGCAGCTGGCTTGGTGGAATTATTACGCTGCCCGGCCGATTGAATGGATTGAGGATTGGTGCTTTACCTTTGACCCGCGCAGGAACGATTTGCGCACGCTGCCCTTTATGCTTTTTCCAAAGCAGCGCGAATTCATCAAGTTTCTTGAGTATTGCCGCATCAATAAACGCAATGGCCTTGTGGAAAAATGCCGCGATGCTGGCATGACGTGGCTGTGTATTTGTTATGCGATATGGCTCTGGATATTCCATGGCGGTGCATCGGTAGGCTTTGGCTCGCGCAAACAGGACTTAGTCGATAAAATTGGCGATCCTGATAGCATTCTGGAAAAAGGCCGGATTATCATCAAGTATCTGCCCTACTGGATGCTGCCCAAGGGGTTTGTACCATCGAAACACTTGAATTACCTTAAGCTGGTTAACCCTGAAAATGGCGCAACCATCAAGGGTGAGGGTGGCGATAACATCGGCCGCGGCGGTCGCTCCACCATGTATTTCAAGGATGAAAGCGCCCACTACGAGCACCCCGATTTGATTGAGGCAGCTCTGGGCGACAACACGGACGTGCAGATTGATATTTCAAGCGTGAACGGCAGCGCGAATGTGTTTTACCGCAGGCGGCAGAGTGGCATTGTCTGGCAGGAAGGCACCGACATTCCCCCGGGCATGGTGGCAGTTTTTATCTTTGATTGGCGTGATGACCCCCGTAAAACGCAAGAATGGCATGATATGCGCCGGGCGCGTGCCGAGCGTGAAGGCCTGCTGCACATCTTCATGCAGGAGGTGGAGCGCGACTATTCCGGATCGGTGCAGGGCATCATCATCAAGCCCGAATGGGCGCGCGCCTTGCTGGATGCCGACAAGGTTATCGCAGAGCGTAAATTCGCGCATATTGTGGATATTGAGCAGCGTGAACGGCTCAAACAGGAATACATCGCCTCTTGGCGCAGGGGTGAACGCATAGCGGCTCAGGATATTGCCGACAACGAGCCGGGCAGTGGCGGTGATAAGAACGCCTATTTAAGCCGCCATGGCTCTGCGGTTAAGCGTATCGATTCATGGGGCGGCGAGGCAGGCGATGCCGCGCACACGGCTGTCCCTTATGCGGTCGAGGATGGCGTACACGAGCTTTACTACGATTGCATCGGGGTTGGCGCTGGTTTCAAGGTCGAAATCAATAACATGATGCAGAAGGATTCATGGCACGAAGGCCTGCGGGTTATGCCATGGGATGCCAGCAATGCCCCGCTTAACCCCACCGACAATGTTATCGTGGGCGATGAACAAAGCCCAAAAAACGAGGACGTTTACGAAAACTTGAAAGCTCAGGCGTGGTTTTTGATGCGTGCTCGAGCGTGGAAAACATATCAGGCCGTGACCCGTGGCACTGAATTCCCCGTTGACGAGATGGCCTGCATTCCATCTAATTTGCCCGGCGCGCATCAGCTGGTTATGGAATTGTCACAGCCCGTAAAAAAGACTAGCCTTAAAAGTGGTAAGACCGTTGTCGACAAAAAACCTGCAGGAGCTGTCAGCCCGAATATAGCGGATAGCTGCGTTATGTGTTATTGTCCAACCCGCGAAGTTTCTATTTTTGATGTTCTATAAAGGGCAGTCCCATGAACAACCTTGTGACGATTTCAACTGCGAGTGATGAGGCTGCTTTGGAATACGCAGAGGAATTCGTCAACTCCCTCTCCTCTCTGGCCAGCTCATTGAGCCCAAGCCCGTATGGCTCGCCCCAATTAAGCCAATCCGACACGCTGTTTTACAACCTGCGCTGGTATCTCATATCCAACATGCGCCAGCTACTCAGCGAGCTGTTTGTCGAACATGGCATTGTGCAAACCCTTATTGACCAGCCTGTGGATGACGCATTCCGTTCTGGGTTTGAAATCAAAAGCAGCAATTTAAGCGCCGATGATATTGAACAGCTTTTGATTTATGAAAAGCGAAACGGTGTTATCCGCGCGCTTATGCAAGCCAGAAAATGGGCGCGCCTGTATGGCGGTGGTGCTGTATTGCTGGTTACAGACCAAGACCCAGTGACTCCGCTGGATATCAAAAAAATCAAGCCCAGCACCCCTCTGGAGTTTCGTGCTGTTGATATGTGGGAGCTGTATTTTGCCCAGCAAAACACCACGGGCACTATGGAGGTTGGCGGTGCTTTGTGTGAAAATAAGGGCGAGTTTTACGATTATTACGGGAAGCCCGTGCATAAGAGCCGGGTGTTGCGTTGTGAGGGCAAGCAGGCACCATCATTCATTCGCCCTCGCCTGCGCGGCTGGGGTATGTCGGAGCTGGAGCGCCTTGTGCGCAGCCTCAATCAATACCTGAAAAATCAGGACGTTATCTTTGAGCTTTTGGATGAAGCCAAGGTTGATGTTTATAAAATTAAGGGTTTCAATAATTCATTAATGACGAAGGATGGCACGTCAAAAACAGCAAGCCGGGTGCAACTTGCGAATCAGATTAAAAATTTCACCAACGGCTTGATGATGGATGCCGAGGATGAATACGAACAAAAACAAATCAATTTCACTGGCCTTAATGACATGCTGCTGCAGATACGCCAAGGAATCGCGGCTGATTTGAAGATGCCAATGACAAAGCTATTCGGCATCAGCGCGGCTGGGTTTAATTCGGGTGAAGACGATATTGAAAACTATAATTCCATGCTGGAGTCGGAAATCCGCGCGCCTAGCGAGTTTCAAGTGGTTGAGCTGCTGCAAATCAGCTGCCAGAAGCTATTCGGCACCACCATCCCTGATTTGATGATTACGTGGAATCCGCTGCGCATCTTGAATGCGAAGGAAGAGGAAGAGGTCAAGGACAGCCAGCTTAATCGCGTTATGTCTGTGTACGATCGCGGCCTGTGTGACGCTCAGGAAGCCAAAGAAAGCATTAATGCTGGCTCGCTGTTGCCTCAGGAGATAGATGCCAAGAGCGATGCCTTGCCTGCCCCCGGCAGCGCCGATGGCGGTGATGTTGCTGGCATGGGTGGCGGTGACGCTGGAAAGCAAACGAAAGAAGCAAAGCAAGCACCAAAAGAGGCCTAAGTGAAAGCCTTACCCCCTATCGTTTTGCGTGACAAATACTGGCACGACATTGAGGTTTCGATTAAGCGCCAGCTGGACGATGATATCTATCGCCCCCTTGCTGCTGCCTGCGCGGTGCCCTTCAAAGAAATACAAAACGCTGCAACCTCTGCCCTGTCTCAGGCGATTGTGGATGGCGTTATCTGGTATGAAGGCGGCTATTTCAGGGGTGAATTCAATGCCCGAACCACAGCGGAATTGCGCGGCATTGGCGCTCAATTCAATTATGCCATGAAAGCGTGGCAGCTGGATTTGGTAGACATGCCCCCTGCCCTTAGTTTTGCGCAGGCCGCGGCCGACAGCCGATTTAACAATATGCGCAAGGCATTCCTTCACACGCTGGATGATATTGAAAACAAGGCTTTTGACTGGTACAGCGCGACCCGCGACCGATACCGCGAATCAATCAACTGGATGGACAAAGATTTTTATGATGCGGTCAGCAGCATCGCCATCCCGCCCGTTTTAACGTCCGACCAGAAGCAGCTTATTGCCAGTGAATGGGGGCAGAACCTTGAGCTTTACGTGCAAAAGTGGCGCGCGCAAAGCATCACGCAAATGCGCCAGAAGGTGATGGCGAATACGTTTGAAGGCCGCCGAGCCTCTGCCTTAATTAATATGTTGCGCCAAAGCCATGGTGTTTCGATGCGTAAGGCCGAGTTTCTCGCCCGGCAGGAAACATCACTTTTGCTTTCAAAATATAAGCAAAGCCGCGCAAAGGATATGGGTTTACCTATGTATCGATGGTCAACCTCGCATGATGAACGGGTGCGCAGCGACCATCGGCACCTTAATGGCAAAACGTTTTTATGGAGCGACCCGCCAGTCACCAATCACAAAACGGGGGCGCGAAATAATCCGGGCGAGGATTTCGGTTGTCGTTGCGTTGCCATCATGCTTGTGAGATAATGCCCAGACTTAACCACAGCTTAATGGCCTAAAATGACCACGCCAAACAAAGACGAATCGCAGAAACAGAACGCAGTGAGTCAGAAGCCGCTGCATTTTTATGCGCGTCATATGCAGCCCGGTGTTTGTGGCTATGAGAATGAAGTGGTGCTAGTCGACACCGATGCAATGAAAAAGCTGATTCCCTCTGGCATGGGCATCCCTGTTTATATTGGCCATCAAAAGGTCGAATACTCCACCATGAAAGAGAAGGCCTGCGGTTATGTAGTCGAGAGCTTTTACAACGAGCTTGATGGCTGGGCGTGGTTTAAGTTTATTGCGATTGATGATGAAGCTCGCGCTGCAATCGCTAAAGGTTGGAAGGTTTCAAACGCATACGTTCCCTCAGAATGGGGTGTAGGCGGTAAGAAAAATAATTGTGATTATCATCGTGAAGTTTTAAATGGCACGTTCACGCATCTTGCAATCGTGCCTGATCCGCGATATGAAGAAGCAGACATTATGACTTCGGATGAGTTTAAGGCTTATCAGGAATCCAAAAAACGGGAACTAGCCGAACTAAAAAATTCTCTGCCCTCCTCGAAAGGAAAGACCATGTTTAAAGGTTTCAAATTTTTCAAGACCGAAAAAAAAGAAGTAACCGAACCTGATATGGATACCACGGTCGAATTGACCAATGACAAGGGCGAAGTAATCACTGTTACGCTTGGCGAAATGGTCAATGCAGTTAAGAAAAATGCCGAAGACGAAAAGAAAAAGGCCGATGAAGGCAAGGACGATAAAAAGTCCGAAATGGCAAACGGCGACCAGATGATTGATATTGATGGCGAAATCATGCCAATCCGCGAGCTTGCTAATCGTTACAAAAAGCTGAACGAAAAGAAAAACGCTGACGATGACGATGCCAAGAAAAAGGCAGACGAAGAGAAAGCTAATTCCGAAAAGGAAGCAGCTGACAAGGCCGAAAAGGAAAAGGCCGAAAAGGAAAAAACCAACGCTATGAGCGATGGTACCGACATGAAGCATTTTGAAGAACTGCGCAACGCCCATAAACAGGCGGTTAAATCAGCGCCGCGCATCATCGAAACTGGAAGCCAACAGCTCCAGCGTGGTAAGGAAATGTTTAGCTTCAGTAAAGACTAAGGACTAAGGCCACTAATACGCACGGTAAAACTTAAACGCTACCATCTACAGGAGACAGACAATGCCTTTAAATATTAATCAATTCCAACAGTCTACCGTTCAAGGTCAAACCGACCTTACTGGTTTTGGTGGCAATGTTATCACCTGTCAGGTTGATGCGGCTCAGGCCACTGCCCTTGTTGCGGGTCAAGCTGTAAAAGGCGCTGCGACCGCGGGTGGCGTGCCTAAGGTTCTTGCCGCTGCTGCTGCAAACGACCCAATCTTTGGTTTTGTGGTTCGCAATCTTAAAGATGCGAGCTTCCCAGCTAATTCAATGGTTGAAATCGCATCATTCGGTACTGTTGTATGGATGACCGCAGGTGGTGCGATTGCCCGTTTTGGCTCAATCGAAATCGTGCCGGGCACCATCAAGGTTATTGCCAACGCAGGCGTTAACCCTGTTGCTGGTATGGCTCTTGATAAGGCGACCGCTGATAACGATCTCATTCGCGTACTGGTTCAGGTTCCATTTGCTGCTGCTGATGCCGCAAATCCTAACCTTGTTCAAACTGTCAATGTCACTGCGACTTTGGCCGAAATCAATGCTGGCAAGGTTTTAATCCCCGGTATCGCTGGTCAAAAAATCACTGTCGTGGACTACACGGCTCGCGTGACTGGTGGTTTTGCAACTGGTACATCGGTCAAATTGCAATCGACAAACGGTGCGCCTGTTGATGTGACAACCATCGCAGAAGCTGGTTTGACCAATGGTGCAATTCTTTTGCCAGCAAGCGCAAACACCACCCTTGGCGCTGGATATGCCCAGCCCCTTGGCACTGCTGATGGCTTGAAGGTTGTGAACGTAGGTGCGGCTCAAACGGGCGGTACCAGCATCGACTTCGCCATCTCATTCAAGCAAGTTTAATAACTACCACCACTGAGGCTTAATACCTTTGGCTTAAAAAACACCACAAGACGGGAGCACTAAAATGAAATATCAAGTCCTTAATTCCAAAGGCCAGCCTATTGAGTTAACGCCAGAGGAAAAAATGCGCGCGGCCATGCTGCAACGCAATCCTGAAATCGTGATGGCCAATCAGGAGCTCGCTAATTCCATGGGCTTGGAAAATGCCCTTGGCTTTGAAATCAACATCACCACGTTGACTGAAATTTCAAAGAGCATCACCGAGCAAAAATTCTTTGAAATCCCAATCGCTGACTACCTCCCGGTTCGCGTGGGCAATAACGCATGGTCATCGAACATCGTAACCTATCGCTCATTTGAGCTTGGCGGCGACTTCGAAGCTGGCAACATCAACACGGGCGCTTCAAACAGCCGCTTGGCCGAAGCAGACTCAGGCGTTGATACCTTGACTAACCCAGTGGTTAACTGGGCTAAGAAGCTCAACTACACAATCTTTGACCTTAAGCTGGCTGCAAAGTCTGGCAACTGGGACTTAGTGACCTCTAAGGAACGCGCCCGTAAGAAAAACTGGGACTTGGGTATCCAGAAAATTGCTTTCTTGGGTTCAAGCACCAACGCTGCGGTTCTTGGCCTATTAAACCAATCGACTGTAAACGTGAACACTACGCTGATTACTGCTTTCATTAACAGCTTGAGCTCTGCAAACTTTGCAGTGTTTGTTCAAAGCATCATTGAAGCGTACCGCAGCAACTGCGCACGTACTGCATTCCCGACCCACTTCATTATCCCAGAAGGCGATTACAACGGCCTTGCAACGCCTGTGAGCCCAACCTATCCAAACATTACCATGTTGGATTACCTGTTGCAGGCTTTCAAGCTCATCACCCGTAATCCAAACTTTAAGATTTTGCCTTGCGCTTATTGCGACAAAGCAAACTCTGGAACCATCAACAAGAACACCTACGTATTGCTGAACTATGATGAAGACAGCTTGCGCATGGACGTTCCCGTTCCATACGGCAACACCTTGCAAAACACCATCAACGGCTTCCAGTTTGAAAACGTAGGTTATGGTCAGTACACTGGCGCTCTGGCCTACCGTCCATTGGAAATGCTATACTTCCAATTCGGTTAATAAGTTAAGTTACGGGGCTGCGGGGCTGTAAAAAGCCCCGCCTCTCCTTTTATACCCACCAACCGCAACAAAAGGATTTTGTCATGAAGATTTTCAATAAAGGTAAGCGCCGCATCGATCATGCAACTGGTAGCCTGCAACCACAAACCGCGGCTGAATTCACCGATGAAGCAGGCGCATATTTGCTTGGCCTTTTCCCCAATGAATTGATTGACATGAACAATGTCACTGAACAAAAGCTCGCGCTTTTAAGCGATAGCGCTTTGCATGAAGAAATTAAGCGCACGGATGATGAAATCGCCCAGCGTTTGACCGAAGCTCGCGCTAAAAAAGCACAAGCCGCATTTGATGCTGCTGTTGCTGAAGGTTTCAGTGAAGAGGAAGCTGCAGCGATCGCTGGCATCCCTGTTCCTGTAAAAGAACCAGCCCCAGCTGAAGGTGAAGCTGAAAAGCCAAAGCCAGCGCAAAAGGCAAGCAAGAAATCGGCTTAATCTCCATGAGGTGGCGATATGGATTTGACCACCATCACCATCGCCCAATTTAAGGCGCTTTTCTTTCGGGATTTTCCTTACTTTAGCGATATCCAATATGACGCAGCCGCCACGTATAACACGGGCGATGAGGTCTATTATCCAACCACGAAGCTGTTTTATTCCGCGCTTGTGGATGGCGTGACAGCAACCGCGCCAACCGATGCCACTAAATGGGTAAAGGTTGCGGATAGTATTGACAATTACATTCAGGATGCGGACATCACCAAGGCGTTTGCCGAGGCTCTGGCCGTGGTCAATCAATCGCTTTTTGGTAATGACGACATCATCACCATGGCTTTTCTTTACATGGCCGCGCATTACCTATCCAATGACATTAAGGTGGCTATGGGTGGCGTTTCGTCATCGGCTGCATTCCCTATGCAGTCACGCAGCGCAGGCAGCGTCAGCGTGTCTTATGCGGTGCCTGAGGCCTTTATTAAAAACCCCATCTATGCCATGTATGCCCAAACGGGATATGGCATGAAGTATCTTGCTCTGGCCATGCCAAGCATGACTGGGAATATGGTAGGCATTTGTGCGGATACCAACCCATGAAAAACACAGAAATCAGATTCAACCTTGATGGCTTGGATGATATCAAGGCCAAGGTTGGGTCAAACATGCGCGCGCGAGTCGGCGTACTGGGTTCAAAGGTGACGCGCCACGATGGTGATAAAAGCGGTATCACCAATGCTGAATTGATGCTCATCCAGATGTTTGGAAGCGTCACCCGCAACATACCGCCACGCGACCCTCTCTTGGCTCCCCTGATTAAAAAGCGCCGGGAGCTGCTGAAGTCTCTGGCCACGGGTGAGATGCGCGAAGCCTTTATGGCTGGGGATTATAAAAAGATGTTTATGTTACTTGGCGTGAAGGCCGAGGAATTCGTGCAGCAAGCCTTTGAAACAGGCGGCTTTGGTGAATGGCCTAAAAACGCCCCATCCACCATTATGGCAAAAGGAAGCAGCCAGCCTTTGATTGACACGGGCGAGCTGCGTAAATCGGTGACCAGCGATGTGGTGACCAATGCTGGCAAATCATCGCGTCTGGCAGGTGCATGATGTCGCGCAAGCCTTTAAATTTCAGCTCTGGAATGCCTCAGGTATCGGATGCTCTTAATGGCTGGGAAAGCCGCATCACGCTTGTCGTGCGCAAGCAAACGGTTAATGAATATGGAAGGGTCACAACAGACCCGAAGCCAGTCACATTTAAGGGAGTTATCCAGCCCTTAAACCCGCAGCAGATTATGCTTAAGCCAGAAGGTCAGCGCGCATGGCAATGGCTGCAAATTCACGCTGTATCTGGTACACTTGACCTCAACGTTAATGACCAGATTGTCTTTAACAATGTTGTGTATAAAGTGATGAACGTAAGCAATTTTGATTTAAACGGTTACATCGAATACCACGCAGTGAATGATTACCAGCCATGATTAAACTGAGCTCAGAATACATTGTGGACATTATCCGGCGCCGGATGGCTCTGGCCATGGATCGCGTGGTGATTCGCAATCAGGACTTTCAAATCCCCCCGCTGCCCGGATTGTATGTTTCTGTTGGTATTGTTGAGCATATGACCATGGCGACCGCAACCTATATGCGCTCTGCAGTGCCTGAAAATTATGACGTTCCCGGTGAAACCTTTGACCAGCCGGGGCAGAATTGGGATGAGCCGAATCTCCCCCCGCCTGCCCTTGTCACCCAGATTGAGGTGAATCAGATAACCGCGCGCGAGGTGGTTCAAATTGACATCATGTCAAAAAATGATGAGGCCTTGGAGCGCAGCTGGGAAGTGATAGCGGCATTGAATTCAATTTATTCACAACAAATTCAAGAGCTAAATAACTTTAAAATATTTCGATTGCCACGCAGCTTTGTTGACACATCGGCTGCTGAGGGTGGTTCACAGCTCAAGCGATATACTATTACATTCCCGTGTTTCGTGTGGTATAGAAAAGAAACGCCCATGGCGGCTGGAGATTATTACGATTATTTCCGCCAGCGAGTGGATGATGAGAAAAGCATTGGCACCGATACGCCAATTATTGAATTTGATATTGATAAAGAGGGGATCGTGCCATGACCACCAATGTTTTACCTGTCTCGAATGTCATTGAAGTAACGATTCAAAACACACCGTCAGGCTTGACCACCAAAAACGTCAACAGCCTCTGCTTGTTCACGCAAGATGCGCCTATTAATGGCGAACAATACGGCATTTATATCAGCCCATCGCAGGTTGCTTCCAACTACGGCACCAACAGTAAAACAGCGCAGATGGCCAATAATGTATTTGCGCAGCTCCCCAACGTGCTGTCAGGTGGCGGTCGCCTTGTAATTATCCCGTTGCTTGCTGCGGTATCCGCAACGCCCGGCACTGGCACCACCCCAAATATCAGCGCAAATCTTGCCGCTATTGAGGCGGTAACCAACGGTAATTTGAAGGTTACCGTGGATGGCATCGCCCAGAACCTTGGCAACCTAAACTTTGATGGCCTGACCACGCTTGCCCAAATTGCAGCTTATCTGGACACGGTATTGACCGATTGCGACTGCGCTGCGGTTGGAAATACCCTTGTATTCACCAGCCATAAGGTTGGCACAAACTCGACCGTTACCTTTGCTGCCTACGCAGGCGGCGGCACCGATTTAACGGCTGCAGGCCTGTTTAATACGGGCGCAGCTGTATCTGTGGCAGGCGTGAACAGCAGTGGTGAAACCATTCTTGCTGCGATCGCACGAACCTCTGGCCTTGTAGGTTACGTCCCATTAATGACCACGCTTGATTTGGATGATGCTGCAATCTCTGCAGCTGCAGCTGGTATTCAGGCGCTGGATAACATCTTCTTTCATCACTGCGGCTCATCGCATGATATTGCTGGCATCGCCACCACTGTTGCAAACGCCAGCCAGACCCGCACTCGCCTTCTCACCCATACGCAGGGTCAATCTGCAGCCAACCTTTACAAAGCAGCCTATGCTGGCCGCGCATGCTCTGTGGACTTCACTGGCAGCCTAACCAGCCAGACGATGAACCTGAAGCAGCTGGCCAATATCAACACCGACACGGGCATTACGCAGACCCTGTATCAAGCTGCCCTTGTGGCTGGCACCGACCTGTATGTGAGCTATGATGGCGTGCCATCGGTGCTTTCAACGGGAGCTAATGAGTATTTTGACAATGTCTATTCCGATCTGGCATTGAAATTTGCGCTTGAAAGTGGCGGCTTCAACTATTTGCGCCAAGTCAACACCAAGGTTCCACAAACTGAGCCCGGCATGACTGGCCTTAAGGATGCGTATGCTCAGGTGATGCGTCAATTCGTGCGTAATGGCTGCCTTGCACCCGGCAAATGGAATAGCGCAGAAACATTTGGCGACCCTGTTATTTTCAATAACAATGTTTTGCAAGATGGTTTTTATGTGTGGAGCCTGCCTGTTGCATTGCAAAGCTCGAGCGAGCGCAATAACCGCATCGCTCCTATCGTGCAGATTGCAGCCAAGCGCGCGGGTGCAATCCACAAGAGCAACGTTCTTGTTATTGTTAATGCTTAAGCTGGGAGGCTTCTATGTCTATTTTTACCGTTACATCCAATGATACGCTGGTTTTAAATGGCCGCGTATTCAATGATTTCGCCACCGATGACGTGACGCAAATCACCATGCCTAATGAGCTTGTGAATGTAAAAACAGGCAAAAAGGGCAACAGCATCATTTCACAAAATGCACAGGGTCTTAATGGCGTTTTGACGCTTAAGCTCAACCGCGGCAGTAGCGATGACCAATTCCTAAACGGCATCTTGTCTGGCTCGCTTAAGGATTTTCCATCCACTGTGTTGCTGGCTGGCTCATTCGTTAAACGCCTTGGCGATGGTCAGGGCAACATCATCAATGATGTCTATAATCTCGCAGGCGGCACCATCTCTAAAATTCCAGAAGGCAAAGAAAATGCCTCAGGCGATGTGGCTCAGGGCGAGGTGACTTACATCATCAAATTCACCAATGTAAGCCGCAGCATGCAGTAGGCTTGCTATGGCTGGGTTGGTTTTAAAGATTACCGCAAAGAAAACGTGGAAGTTTCATCTTTTGTTTTGGTGGACTGCTATGGTTTGGATTTTTTGCGGTGATGAAGTAACACGCAATAATACCGCAAAATTAATAGCAACCCACGGCTACGAATACGAGGCTTCAATACATGACTGAAATCAAAACCACATCAGGCGCATCGGTGGTCATCAACATCGCGCCATGGGAAGATGCAAAACGTCTAAAAAAGGCAATTGAGCGCGAACTTGCCAACGCTGGCATTAAGCTCAATATGCAAAGCGATGTTTCGGAGCTTTTAAGCGCACTTTTACGCGTTGATAGCTCTGATGATGTTGACGCTGCATTATGGCCTTGCCTTGCCAGATGCACCCGCAATGGCTCAAAGATTATCCCGGGTATGTTCGATGATTCAGAAGCCCGAATGGATTATTATGATATCGTTTCTGCCTGCATTCAGGAAAACTTGCGCCCTTTAGTCGAAAGCCTTTATTTGAAGTTACCAGCGTCAATAAAGGCGATGTTTCAAAAAGGCCAAAATATCCAAAAATAGCCCTTGAGGACGATGCTTTTTTTGTAGCAATTCGTCTGGCAAAACTGGGATATTATGGCGGCGATCCGGCGCTTGTAATGGGTGCGCCTGCGGACGTGGTGGTTTCGATTTTAGAATATGAATCATTCGAGGTCGATTATCAGGCCGCCTATGTTGAGATAAATAAAGAAACTGATTAAGGGGAGGGTTTATCATGAATGTCGGGGAGCTTTTCGTCAGCCTCGGCTTTGATGTCGACCTGTCATCGCTTACAGAATTCAATGCTGGAATCACCGAAGCACGCAACGATATCCTTAAAATGTCAGCCGCGGCCGTGGGTGCTGTTTATGCGGTTAATGCCCTATTCTCCAGCACTGCGCAGCAATCACTTGAATTAAAGAATTTCACCGACCAGACGGGCTATTCGGCTGATGCTTTGCAGAAGTGGCAGGCTGTCGTGCATCAAACCAACCCAGCCATGGGATTGGAAGAGGCCGCAGCTGGCTATAAGAAGCTCGCCCAGACGCTGATTGATATCCGGCAGGGTAAGGGCGACAGCGGTGCGCTGGCTATGCTTGGCGTGACGTATGACACGAATATGACCCCCGATAAGGCGCTTGAGCAAATCCGGCAGCATTTGCAGGAAAGCATCGCCCAGAACGGCATCGGTTTTGTAAGCGACAAACTTAACGCGATTGGCGTTGGCGCTGGGTATATCAATGCTCTGAAGTTATCAAACCAGCAATTTAGCGAGCTCGCACAAAACAGCATGATTAGCCAAGAGGCGATTGATGCCAATGTGCGCTATGCTGAAACTATCGCCAAGATTGACGTTGAGTGGCAGAAATTCAAAATGAATTTTACCGCTGAGTGGGCAGATGACCTTGTTTCTGGTATTCAAAAAGCCGATATCGCCCTTGGCGAATTCTACCGTAATATTTCAGCGGTCGCCAAATGGATAGCCGATGCGGATAAAGAAGCGCATGAGTTTTTTGTAATCCTTGAGGTTTTAGCTGGGGTTTGGGCTATTGCCACCTTCCCCATCACAGCCGCCTTCATTGCGCTTGCTGTTGCTATCAATGACGTTGGGAAGGCCATTCGCGGGCTGCCATCTTTTACCGCTGATTTTATTGAAATGGAAAAGCGCGGCCTTTATCTGTTAAAAAACGACCCAGACCAGTTTTTAACAAACCTTGACAATAATATCGCCAATTTAATGGGTGGTAATAAGGCACAATCGGGCGCAGCGCCATCCCGTTCAATAACTCAAAACGTGACCAATCATATTCATGGTACCAGCGACCCTCGCGTGACCGCTGAAGAGGTCAATCGCGTCATTCAAAATAATATTAATTCTGCTTATGCAACAACAAATCTGGGGGCTAATTATTAATGTCAAACACCCTTGATGCCATTGCAGCAGACCTGCAGAATTATGTTGTTTCGCCTCTCAATGCATTCGGCCTTGGCGGTTTCGTGTTTGATGCTGAGGGTGAAAGCATCGCCCGGCTGAGTGCGGATATTACCGACCATTACACCGAAGACAACCACGCCATTCAAGACCATATTGCTATCCATCCAAAGCGCATCACGCTCAAGGGATATGTTGGCGAGGTGGTTTATACAACTGCTGATCAGGATTTATCCCTGCTGCAGAAGGCCGTGCAAAAGCTGACCCAGATATCGGCATTCCTGCCATCGATAAGCTCTTATGCTGCGCAGGCTGAAGAGGCACTTTCGTCCCCCCTTTCATCAACCATTAATCTGGGTGATGCCTCAAACATCTATGGCATGGTTAAAAACCTAATCAGCAGCAATGGCGAGGAAGCGCGCCAGCAGAATGCCTACCTGTATTTTCAATCGCTTATGAATCAGGGTATCCTTATGGGTGTGCAGACCCCGTGGGAATTCATCACGAATATGGTGATTGAAACCATCACTGCGGTGCAAAGCGAAAATTCCCGCTTTATCACTGACTTTTCAATCACCATGAAGCAGATGCGTTTTGCCAAAACCAAGACCAATGCATTCAGCACGATTGTGAAGGGAATGTCAGCCCCCAATAATCTATCGCCAGATGCCACACAGGGCGATATGTCCCAGTCTGGGGTGTATGTACCTCTCCCCGAAAAACAGCTCATTGGCGCGGCTGCCTTGCAAGCTACGAACCCTGTGAAACTTGGCAATGTCCCCGGTGTAGCACTGCCATCCCCCACGCTGCCCAGCTTTCAATCCCAGATTGATGGCGCGGATGCTTTTTTAAACAACCCGGCGGTATTAAAAACCTTTAAGCGCGCGGTGGGTGAATAATGCTTTACATTAACAAACTCACATCGGATGCCCAGCAAAACATAACGCTTAATGGCATTCCCAATATCTCAATCGGCATGACGCTGCGTTTTATGCCGCGAATCCAGCGCTGGATTATGGGCATCACCTATAAAGGCAAATCCTATCAGGGCATTGCCGTGGTGTGCTCTGAGAACCTTTTGCGCCAATTTCAGAACCAGCTCCCATTCGGAATTTCATGCATCCGGGCGGATGGCCTTGACCCCTACACCGTTAATGACTTTTCGACACAGCTATCCAATCTCTACCTACTAGACGCTGCGGATGTGGCGTTGCTTGAAAAGAGCTTTTACACGACATGAGCATTAAACTTGGGCGCAATTACCGGATAACGATTGACCCTGCCGATGGCGGTGAGGTTATTGTCATTACGATGCCGTTTAGCATTCAATTCTGGATGCAGCGCAACACCATGTCTGATTTAAACCGCTTAAGCATTGATATTTTCAATCTTTCAGAGTCAAATCGCGGCCGGATATTCCAAGACCGTTTTGACTTAACGCAGAATAAAACCATCATTTTTGAGGCTGGATATTCCACGCTTTATCGTATTTTCAGCGGTCGCATCTATGAGGCCAACACTTCGCGCTCTGGCACTGAGTTAATCACCCGCATTGAAGCGCGCGATGGCCTGTATGATGTGGCGGCTTCACAGACCTATCAAACGCTGCAGGGCGGCCAGACGCTGGGTCAGGTGCTGCGTTTTCTTGCTGGACAATTCAGCGGCCTTGAAATTGGTGCGATCGGGGACTTCCCTGAAAAGCTATTGCGCCCGGTCGCCTTGGATGGTGCCACATGGGATTTGCTAAAACGATATAGCGACAATAAGGTTTATATCGACAGCGGGAAGATTTACGTCTTAAAGCCGACCGAGGCCACGGATAAGGAAATCTACACCATTGACGATGAGACAGGTTTGCTTGAAACCCCGCGGCGTGATGAGGGCTTTCTTTCTGTGACCACCTTGCTGGAGACTGGGATTGACATGGCGCAGCTGGTTAATCTGGCATCATCGGTGCAGCCCATCTATAATGGTCAGTACCGGGTTATTGGCATCAATCACAGCGGCATGATATCGGGAGCTGTAAGTGGCGAATGTCGCACGACCTTGAGCTTATTGGCTCCAAATAAGTTTGGCAAATTTACGCAGGTACCATCAGGATGAACGATATTGCCCCCACACTTAAACAGCCTAACCCAGCATCTTTAACCGAGCTTTTGGATGCCGTATCTCGTGAAATTCTTAAGACGCTTAATTGCGTTAAACCATGCGTGGTGGTTGAATATTCAGCAGGAGGCGCAGACGACATTCCGACTGCCAAGCTCAGGATTGCTTTTCAAAAGGTGACCTCGATCGCCAGCGATGGCACTAAAACACTGGCCGAGTACACCGAGCTTGTTTCGGTGCCCGTGTTTTTCATGGGTGGTGGCGGCTTTACCACGACCTATCCTATTGCGCCCGGCGATGAGGGAATTCTTTTGTTTAACGACCGTAATATAGACAACTGGGTTCATTTTGGCGCTGGCCAGCCACCCGAAACTGGACGGGTTCATGATTTAAGCGATGCAATAGCGCTGATAGGCATTCGCAGCATTCCGCGCAGGCTTGGCAATATATCGGCTACAGCCGCGCAGCTGCGCAGCGATGATGGTCAAACGGTCATTGAGGCATCTCCCGGTAAAATTCAGCTCATTGCGGATGAAGTGGTTATTCATGCGCGAAATAAATTGTGCTATGATGCAGGCGGCACTGGCACTGTCATTCAACCGACTGTTATTGATAATTACACCACGGGCGTTCCTGTTAATCCGCATGCGCCTAATCCACCTCAGGTTCCATCATGATTTTTCGCAACCTTGACGCAAATGGTGACTGGCAATTCGGGCAGGGCTTGCAAAGCTATGTTTCGGGCGTGGAGGCTATCGGCCTGAACATAAAAACCAGAATCTTAAGCTGGGTTGGCGATTGTTTCTTTGACATCAAAGCAGGAATCGACTGGACGAACCGTTTGAGCCTGAAAAATCAAAAGAAGCTACTGGATGCCGAGCTGCGGCGCATCATCCTTCAATCGTATGGGGTGACTGCCATCACGAGTTTTGATACGGTGCTCATTGGCCGAACCTACAAAGCAACCTATGCGGTCAATACCATTTATTCCAAGGCCTACATTGCCAGCATTGAGCAGGAGATTTAATACATGCCCGATACATTTGACGCGAATGGCCTTGTCGTAAAGACCGCCTCTGAAATCACCACAGCCCTCGTGACTGGCCTTCAAAGCATTTATGGCTCTGACATCCAGACCGACCAGAACAGTCCTGACGGTCAAATGGTGGGTATCCTGACACAGATGGCCGTGGATATCCGCGAGAAGCTCGTAGATATCAATAATGGCTTTGACCCAGACCTTGCCACGGGCGCAATTCTTGACCAGCGCGTGGCTCTAAACGATATCCGGCGTGCTGGGGGCACGTACACGACCCAGCCGATTGATATTGTGGTAAGCCAGACGGTTAATCTGGCAGGCCTTGATGATAATTACGATGACCCGCTTGGCGTTGGTTATACCATTCAAGATGCGAATGGTAACAAATTCATTTTAATTGATAGCGTAACGCTCACGGTTGGCAGTTATTCCCTGTCATTCCGAGCCCAGAAAATTGGCAGCGTATCGGTGCCAACTAACACCATCACCAGCTTTGTGACAATTGTCCCCGGAGTTACATCGGTCAATAATTCCAGCGCGGCCACATCGGTTGGCTCCGATCAGGAAACAGACGCCCAGCTTCGCGTGCGTAGACGCAGCTCTGTGTCGAATTCGTCCAGCGGCTACCTCAATGGTCTTGAGGGCAATCTTCAGTCTATCACAGGCGTGATTGATGCGGCTGTATATGAAAACTACACCGATACCGTGGATGCAAACGGTATTCCTGCCCATGGGATTTGGTGCGTGGTGGAAGGTGGCGCAAATACCGATATTGCGGATATGATTTATCGCAAAAAAGACCCCGGCGCCAATATGCGCGGCTCTGTTGCTGTTGTAAAAACCACCCCAGCTGGCCGCATGTTGACTGTGAAGTTTGACCGCCCGACCGCGACACCGCTTTATATTCGTTTTAATATCAAGACGACCGTATCTGGTTATGCATTTAACACGGCATCCATCAAGGATTATATCAGCACAAATCTTTCCTATGACATCGGCTCCTTTGCTGAAACGTCATCTATCACGGATGCCGCCATCGCTGCTATTGCCGCACAAGGCGGCGGTGGCGTGCCCGTGGCGGTGCAGGTGAGTTCGGATGGCGTAACGTGGGTTAGCTATCTGGATGCGCTCACCTTGGCATCGCAGTGGACGGTTTCATCGGCAAATATCGCAATCACGGTGCTTCCATAATGGCCAGCGTTCAAGAAATCATAGATTATTACGTTAATCTGCTGATTATCCAATATCACAACAAGCCAAAGGCTCAGGAGACCATTCGCCTGTTTGCCGATACCATGCTTGCCAGCGGTGTGATGCTGGACGTAGAGAACGGATACAATCTGGACACTGCGGTTGGTAAGCAGCTGGATATAATCGGAAAATATGAGGGTGTTGACCGTTTTTATAAGGATTTTGATTTAACAGATTATTTCGGCGTGCAAACCTACACGGAACCAGCACCGACATTCCCTCCCCGCCATGGCCTGACTGATTATGCAAGCTATGACACCGATCCGCCAAAGGGGACGCTGAAATATTCCGATATCATCAGCTTTAATGCCCAGCTCTTGGATGATGCATTCCGCACGCTGATTAAGTTAAAAATCATCCAGAATTATTCTAACCATGCTGATGGCGATATTGATGACAGGCTTTTTGCTCTTTTTGGCACTGGCATATCAATGGAAGACCCGCAGAACATGCGGATTGTGTATTTCATCACGCTTGCCGAATCAGCCCTTATTGATGCCATCATCTATAAAAAGGTTTTACCGCGGCCGATGGCTGTGACAGGATTGATTGTCAGCGGAACCATCGGACTGGTATTTGGCCTCACAGATTATTATGGAGCTGCCCCATCCACTTTTGGTTATGGCTTTTCAACTTATGCCGACTATGATAGTTTGTCTGGCACAGTTTTAACTTACAATAATATTCAGGTGGCATGATGGCTCGTATTCCTCGCGTAACGCAGAAAATCTTTGCAGGCAGTGCTGTCAATAATGGCGTATTTGGCTCTGGGCAGGATGGCACAAAGGTCACCACAAACGACCTTGCAACCTTGATGAGCAAGCCAGCATGGCTTCTTGGTTGGGCTGCGGCTGTTTTAGGCGGTCAAAAATTCCCACCACTTGAAGAATTGCAATCATCGCTTTTTGTGCATTCGCAGCAGGTTGCGTATTTACTACAGCAAGGCATTTCAGAATATGACGCTGGCACCACTTATTTCATTGGGAATATCTGCGTAAAGGCTGGCACAACCGAGCTTTATTCATCGCTCACCGACAACAATACAGGAAACGCTCTTTCGGACGCTTCCAAATGGAAGGCTCTGGTCGACCTTGGCGCTGGTTATGCGCGGTCGGGGGCAAATGCCGATATTTCAACATTAAGCATCATCACTGACTTATTTACCCCCGGCGCTGGTAATATCTTAAATCTTCACAGCGACCAGTACATCGGTCACGTCAATCGCGCTGGCTCTGCTTTTGTTAAAGCAAAATTCTTGCCCGGCACGACCACCAATGATGGCGTGACGTTTGACCAATTCCCAACCTCGACCGCAGCTAATTATGTCGCGGTTAAGTTACCCGGTGGCGTTGTCATTCAAGCATTCAGCGTTGCTTTTGGTGGTGCGCCCGGCGGCCAAACTGTGACCTTCCCTGTTGCGCACACCACGCGCGCCTTTGTCACTGGCGTTGCGGATTCTGGAGCAAGCGTGAATTCTGACATTGTTGAGGTTAGCGCAATTACCGCTACAAACTTTAATCTGTTTATGGGGTCAGGCGGCGCTCCACAGGCAGGGACTGCTTATTGCGTATCAGTGGGGATTTAAAACATGACCAAGTTTTATTCAAAAGAAACAGGCGGCTTTTACGATACAGCATTCCATGGCGAGAAAACCATGCAGGTGCCAGACCCAAACTGGAAGCCAGCCACTCATTTTGTGACGGTTAAAACCTACGTTCCTGAAAAAACCACCGAAATTATTGATGGCGTTGAGGTTGAGAAGGAAGTGAACGTTGAGGTTGAAGCTGAGGTTGAGCAGGAATTGCCCGATCAGCATGCGCCATTAATCACGGTTCCTAACCCATTCTGCACCATTCCATCGGATGCGGTCGAGCTATCGGATGATGAATTCGCCAGCTCTATGAAGGGTAACCTTGAGGATATCAAGAAAATTGAAAGCTCAGAAGATGGCCGCCCCATGCTAGTTGACCATCCTGAGCCCACTGAGGAGGATAAAATCGCCTCACAGATTGCTGTGCTTCAGTATAGCATCACTCAGGAAAAACGCGACAAAGCAATATTTGACGATGAGGCTCGCGCTTGGCTTAAGGATATTTATGCGCAAATTGACAAACTGCGTAAAAAATTAAAATAGGGGTCATCATGAAAAAGATTAGCTGGCTTGGCCTTGTTGCAATTATGGCCTGCCTTGCGCTGCCTGCTTTTGCGGTAACGCCAACCTCGACCGTCAACCCCAATGCTCCAGCACAGAATTCCGCGCTTTCATCGGCAACGCTGCGCGCTAATTTTCTTGCTGCATACAACGATATTAATGCGCTTTGGACATCTATTTATTCGGGCGTTGGAAATGTTGTGTCATCGGTATTCGGTCGCACTGGAGCTATCACAGCCCAATATGGCGATTATTCGTTCAGCCAAATATCAGGCACAAATCCGATCGCACAAGGCGGTACTGGGCAAACCAACCAGCAGGCCGCCATCAACGCTTTAACTGGCAGCCAATCATCCGGGAAATATTTACGCAGTGATGGCACAAATGCGGCTCTATCATCTATTTTGGCTGCGGACGTGCCAACATTAAACCAGAACACCACTGGAACCGCAGCAAATATCACCGCATCATCTAATTCATCACTGACAACCCTCCCTTCTTTATCACTGCCATATTCCCAATTAACTGGGGTTCCGGTGACGGGTGTATCAAGTGTATTTTCACGTAGTGGCGCAGTAACTGCGCAAAGCGGCGATTATTCTGTCGGTCAAGTAACGGGCGCTGCCCCTATCGCATCGCCAACATTTACCGGAACCATCACCACGCCAGCGGCTCGCATCTCTGGTTTTTCAGCGGCTGGAATTGTTTCTAATGATTCCTCTGGTAATCTCACAACCACCCCAAGGTGCAGCCTTAATCAATTTGCATTTATTGGCGATAGCAGATTGGCGCAAGTCACCGTTACAAACCCACCACAAAGCCCAAGATTTAACGGATACCACTGGTTCACATTAGCCAATAATTTAATTGGCAATCGGATGTTTTTACCATCAGGAAACATTCAGGCTTTATCTGGGTTGCGCTCAGACCAATACACGGCTTCGATATATACAACGCCAGTTTATGCAAGCAACGCCTGCAATCTCATAATTTATGGTGCAGTTAATGATATAGGGCAGAATTACCCCACTGCAGGAACATCAGGTTCAACTGCTTACGCCAACATTAAGGCTGTTGCGGATGTGTGGACTTCAATGGGGCGGCGCGTAATTCTTCCAACCGAAACCGGGGCAACAAGCCAAGCTGGGAATTCTACGCAGGTGGGGCAAACAGCAGTATTTAATAGATTAATTCGTCAATATTGCACTGAAAACCCTAATTGCGTTTTGTTTGATGTTGCTGGGGTTTTTATGGATCCAACCCAGACCATGGCGTTTCGCACAAACGTGTCTGGAGATGGCGTTCATCCAAATCTTGTAGGTGGAGTGCTGGCAGGCGGTCGTGCTTTTGCGCAACTCATGGCTCCATTGGTGCCTGCGTATGGCGGATTAGTGACCACACCCGGAGAGGTTTTTGCCAATGGCGGCGTTCAGTGGTTCCCAAATCCAACATTTCAAACCACCACAGGTGGTAACTGTGTCACCACGGCAAATTTAACAGTCAGCGGCTCCCAGCCTCTTGGCATAACTTCATGCTCTGCTGACGTATCTGGCTCGACCCTCACATCAAGCATTGCTGCAGGAGCTTATGGTAATGACTGGGTTCTTGCCATGTCCATGCCGTCAGGTGGGCGATTGCATATTCAAATGGATTTAACCAGCATCGGCACCGAAAATCCCGGCGATATTTTTACTGCAAATGCCGAGTATGATGTGGCGGCTGGAGCCACTAATTTTCAAGGATGCAGCTTTCAATTTGAGAGCAACCGGAATGCCAGCACTACTTTTACAATATCGAATTACGAAACCACATCGAATGGTTTTTTTGATAGCACTGCTAAAACCTTTCAAATCCAAAGCCCGCCACTTACGGTGCAAACCGGAACCCGCGGCTGGTTAACGAATTATCTTGATTGTTATTTCAGCGGCGCTGGCAGTGCCACCATCAATTTGCGCCGGGTGGGAATTTGGCGTAGGCAGGCTTCATAGGGGATTGGCATGAAAAACTTTTTTATCGGATTACTTTTTTGTTTATCTCCAGCGTTTCTGCTTGCTGCACCTGTTGACCAGTACATCGACCCAACGGGCGCAATCCAGATTCTACAGCCATCGAATTCGCTTTATTCCCCCAATGGCATAAGCCTGACATCCCGTGCTGCACCCGGCGCTGGTACATTGGCGGCATCGACTGTATCCGCCTCCACTGGCATCACAACAGGCACGCTTTCTGTCTCTGGCACTCTCAGTGGCGCAGGCATATCAACCTACCTTGCATCGCCACCTGCGATTGGTGGCACTGCAGCAGCAGCTGGTAGTTTTACTACTTTAAATGCTACACAAAGCATTATTACTACCACTTCAGGAGGAACACCTTTTTGTGCAGGTTTAAGTGGTTGCACAAGCCCTCTATTTACCATGACCTTAAATGGTACTGGCGGTACTACTTTAAATATGCAGTCTCGGCCTGCAGGTAATGGCACCCTTTTTAGTTTTGGGTCTAGCAATACCGATGAAGGAGCAATCCTTTTATCAAAAGGCGCTGGTAATATAACCATTCAAAACAATAGCTCAGTATCAAATAACTCTGCACCTACTTTTGTAATAAATAACTCTGATAATACTTCTGGAGCTGGGACTTCGACCTCTATTCGACACGGCGGGCGCGACATAGGCATCTTGTCTTGCTTTTCGGAAGATACCAGCACATTAACCGGAAACTGTTCTTTTTTTGCGTTTAATGCTGGCACAGCCACGCGGGCTTGGCGCGCTGATAAAAGTGGTAATGTTGGAATTAAAGCAAGTATTGGGGCACCGCAGGCATCTCTTGATGTTCAGGGAGGTCAGTTTTTAGTGCGCGGCGGTAGCGCCCCTACTATATCTTCATGTGGCACTTCACCTGTTGCGCCATCCGGATCGGATGCATCCTTTACATTTACTTCTGGAAGTGGCGCTCTAACGTCTTGTGTTATTAATTTTGGCACCACATGGCTCACTGCACCAAAGACATGTCACCTTCAGCCAATGAATGCCGCGGCGGCATTGCAACAAACCACGGGTGCATATGTTTCTGGTATAAGCACGACCCAATTAACCATCACCGGACTTAATCTCACCAGCGTTGCTTATGGCGTTAAATGTCACTGATATTATTGCGGATAAAAAATGAAAGTTTTTGTTGAATTAATCAAAGACACGGTTATCGCCATTAAATGCTTTTTTGATTGGCCGATGCTCTGGACGCGCATTTACTGCACGGCTGCTTTGATATTTATCGGTTATCAACTAAATTATATAGCTGAAAAGAACAGCGACAGCGTGCTGCATCGCTCTCTTGCCGATGGCTACCAATGGCTTGGCATGCTGATTATTGCATTCTATGTTGCACCCAAGGTGTTTGATGTCATCATGGCCGCATTCGTCCAGATGCGGACTGGACAAAAAGTTTCCATTCCAGATACGCAATCAATTAAAGAAACAAACGTTCCCGTAAAAGAAACTCAAATTTCAAACAATCCGCCAGCTGCTTAATAATAAAATCCTTATATCTCCGCCATGAATCGTGATATGGCGTTTATGTATGTTGAATTGACGGGGTCTGAAAATGGGTGTAAATACCAAAAATCACGGCGATGGTGGCGGCTATTGTGATTGCTGCATTGAATTGCAACAGAGGGTGTCTAGCTTGGAAGCCTTTAAACAAACCCAAGAGCGAGATATTGACCGATTAGTCGGCTCTCTTGGTGTTACCAATGAGAAACTTGGCGCTGCGATAAATGTGATGACTGAAATCAAAACCACCCAGCGCATCACGCACGTCATAGCTGGTTTTGGTGGTACTGCATTAGGCGGAGCACTGCAGTGGATTTTCCACAAGGTTGGCCTTTCATGATCGCAGTTTCTTTTTCGTCACTTATTTGCGGACTTGCCTATCGCCTGCGCGGCGGCGGATTTGTAGCATTCCAATCTTCCATTTTGCCGCGCGCAATCTGGGGTGCTGTGATCGCTCTGGCATATTTTTTCACTGCCACTTCTCATTCATTGGTTCGTGACATTTACGCTCCATTGCTGATTTTTTTATCGTATGCCGCTTTGATGGTGCCGCATGCGTATTGCCAGAACATGGGGCGCTGGCCTGTCCCTCAAAATCGGTGGCCTTCATTCTTTATGCCCACTCTGGAGCAAATTGACTGGTCAGTCATGGTGCCGTGGCAGCGGTTTGTTTATGATTTTATCTGCATGACTGGGGTTGGTTTTTTTCGTTCTCTGATAGCTTTCCTGCCCTTCCTGATTGTTCATAACCTTGTGGATGGCTCTTGGCCTGTAATTCAGGTTGTGCAGGCGGTTGCGGTGCTTTCGGTAGGTCAGCCGCTTGCGTATAGTTTTGGTTATCTAATGCCCATTACCATCGGCGGCTCGCTTGCCCAGCGCAGCACCGAATGGGGTGAGTTCTTTAACGGTATGGTCTGGGCTTTTGCAGTGGCATGCCTATGACACCTAATCGAAAAGCCTTCCTTGACATGCTGGCCAAGGCCGAGGGCACTAGCACGGTCGTGGGCAGCGATAATGGTTATAATGTTTTGGTGGGTTCTTTGCCTAAGAAGCCTATGCTTTTCAAAGATTACAGCAAGCACCCGCACATCTACAATCGCGCCTTAAATTCCACGGCGGCCGGGCGTTATCAAATCATTTTCTCAACATACATTCGGCTTTGCAAAATACTGAAAACCACCTCGTTTTCACCCGCTACTCAGGATGCCATGGCTATTGAGCTAATCCGGTCGCGTGGCGCACTTGCTTTGATTGATGCTGGTAATATAGATGCGGCTTGTGATAGACTGCATGATGAGTGGGCAAGTTTGCCGGGCGGCTCATCCGGGCAGCACCAGCAGACCCTCTCGTTTCTAAAGACCGCATTTGTCGCTGCAGGCGGCACACTTTACGAGGCAACTCCCCATGTCAATCCAACTTCCTGACCCATCCTCTGGTTTACAAAACACCATCAAAATTATCTCAATCGCTGCTGTTATTCTTGCTATCGTTGCAAGTGGCGGCGCTTTGGTTTGGATGCTGAATGATGCTAAATCGCAATTAACCGCAGATGCCGTGTTAATCACAGCGCTGCAATCCCAGAATAAAATCTGGGAGCAAGATGCAGAACGGGCAAATCAAGCCCTTAAAACTTTGAAAGACGAAACCCAGAAGCGCATGGATGATGCGGCTGCTGCGATTGCGGCTGCTGAAAAAGAGTCAAGCGAATATGCGCAGGCTGCTGCACGGATCACAGCTGAAAAGCCAATAGGAAGCGATTGCGCGGCCACAAAGGCTCTTTTTGATACCTATTTTGAAGGGGCTGCACCATGAAATTGCTACCATGCCTATTTGCCTGCCTGCTTTTGGCATCCTGCGCTTCGCCTGAGGTGGTTTACACCCCTCAGCCTGTGAACGTGGCTGTCCCCGTTCCCTGCCACGTAGACCCCATAAAACCCCCGATTTGGCCTACCTCATTAATCTCTAAAAAAGCCCCAATGTTTGAAAAGGCACGGGCGCTGCTTTCCGAGAACAAATTGCGCCGGGCTTACGAGGCCAAATTGATAGCTGCGGTGAATTCCTGCCAGTGATGGCTTTGATGGTGGTGTGCAATGCTTTATCGACCGCCAAATAAGACTTTTGTTTACCGCAAGGCATTTGCCCAGCCAGAACGTGGCGGCAGGACGTGGCGGGTCGTCACAGACACGATTAAGCGCGCGGATGGTACTGTGGAGGCCAAAATCTACGAGCCCTCTCTACCGTCAAAATTTAGGGCTATGGCGCTGGCTAAAATCCTGAACCTGTCACGCTCATGAATATGGATGTTGTTCTATTCCCCGCGCGCATGACTGTTTTCTGGGTCATGGCCACGTATCAGCTTCAATGCAAGCTATGGGGTATCAGGTCGTGCTGAGATGCGGTCGCAAATGCAGTAAGCCGATTATTGCATGCGGTTAAAGTACCGCCTTCGCTACTCATGATTATGTAGATTGTTTCACCACTCAATTCTTTGTGTGGCTTAATGTAGCAGGTGTTTTCATCTAGTTCTTTGCGCACATCCATGGCTTGCTCCATAAAAAAACCACCATCAGTTTATCCCCGATGGTGGTTTTATGCAAATAATTACGCTTTGTTATTAAGTTTCTGATGCCTGCGGAAGGTCGCCAGATGGTTCTTCTTTGGCCTCTGGCTCTTTTTCAGGTTCAGGCTTGGCTTCAGCGACTTGTTCAGTTTCTTGCGCTACATCGGTCGCCTGAGTTTCATTGGTGCATGTTTCGTCTTTTTCTTTATCTGGCATGATTAACTCCATTTTTTGCGAGGCTAAAAAGACCTTGCTGGGTATGCCTCATTCCCCAGCTTGGCAATCGGCAGGATAGTACACAAGTTTTGATGATTTTCCTATGGCTTAAAGATGGTTTTTGTTTCTTTGGCACCGAAATGATACCATGCGCAGTTATCCATTCCGGCCGTGCCATTCTCCATCCACGACACGCGCCCGACCGAAACGATGGCGGAGCAATATTTCAAGAACGGCTTGGCCTGCTTGGTGTGCATCCAGTCAGCATCAAACAGCAGCCACGTTGGTGCCTTTGCCCGGAACAGGTTAATCATGTCGTGTAGTGCGCCCGTGCCATCTTCATTGCGTGACCATGGCGGGTTGGTAATGAAAAAATCCGCAGGCGGGAATTCGCCATCAAAAAACAGCACATCGCGCTTAACAATGCCTTCTTTCTGTGGCTCCAGATCGCAGGCATAGACGCACTGGCCATTGTGCTTTTCCAGATGGCTTATCAGCAGGCCATCGCCTGCGCATGGCTCAATGAACGTATAACGCCTTGGCAGGTGCTTGAGCAGCGGCACGACCGCTGAGTATGGGGTTCGATAGTAATCCCTCTCTACCCGCTTAAAATCGCTCCTTTTACCCATTCGGCTCTGGCTCGACATTTTTGTCGTACCATTCCTCTATAATCTGGTCTGTCAGGTGCTTAAAATCGGGGACGTGTATGAATTTTTCATCAACATTTTTAATGGCCGCAATAACTGTGCTGTGATCGCGGTTGCCAAAATTGCGAGCTATAACTGGCAGGGATGCGCTTGTGAGCTTTTTACATAGCCACATGGCGAGGTGGCGCGGCGGTATCAGGCGCTTAAAGCGCCGACTGGACTTGATTTCAATCATGGATATATCAAAGGCTTTGCATATCCGCATTTGTATCAAGGCTATTTTGCCGTGCCATACATCTCCCCTCATCCTTTTCCTCCCTGCGCTCTGGCATTTGCCCTTTCAATCAGGCATGG